CATTTATATTATATGGTTGATAAATTTTAAACGTTTGTAATCCATCTTTTTCTTCAACAAAAGCATAAGCTAAATCATCAGCTTTTATAATGCTACCATTGATAAAATAATGTGATATTGGAAATACATTACAGTATTCCAGTTGGGCTTTATTTAGCCCGTATTTGCCATTCCAGTAATTTTTATCTCGAACTTTCCAGTCCCTAGTTCTAACGCTTATTCTTATTCTATCTGATTTAATAGACTTTTTTCTGTTGTTTTTAGACACATAAGACTTTAATGGGGAAGTATAAGAAGATGGAGGTTGTAATTCGAACTGAGTTAATTGAAAATCAAAAGCAATTTTATTGAATGTATCAATTTTACTTTTTAATTTAAATAATTTCATAACAAAAAGAAAACAATCTCCTGTTTCTCCTGTTGCAAAATCTTTAAAAAATATTTTATCATGCTTGTCACTATGAAATAAACTGAAAGAAGGATTAGTGTCTTGTCTTAATGGACTACTAATAGCCTTTCTAGGTATTCCACCTAAATACATTTCAAATATCTCTAAATCTGATACAGCACTCAATATGTCATTACTATTTGGTAATTTCTTGTGATCTCTATTTTTTCCAAAAGCCATATGTCTGTGTTTTAAATTAAAAAAGCTTCTACATTATATAGAAGCTTTTTTGTATAAATAAAATGAAAATTAATCGTTTAACCAATCATCATCAGTATTTGAAACTGATTCTGTAGAATCATCAGCAACTGCAAAAACATCTAATTGATTAGTATTTTCTGTTGTAACTTCTGTTGGTTGAATCTCAAACTCACGAATAGATAAATCTCTCGGGCCAAAGTTTACATTACCAAAAGCTCCAGCGGCAACAGCTTCATCTAAATCCTTAAGAAGATATTTAAATTTATCAACTCTAGTTCCAGAAATAACGTATTGACGTAAAGTATGGCGATTGTAAGTAGTTTGCACTAGTTTACCATCTCCTTTAGTTTTAACACCTAAAAGAACACCAATTTTATTATTAGTTGAACCTATTACATTACGTAATAAAGTTACATCTCCATTAAATATTTTAACCCACTCGTCTTTGTCAATCTTAGCATAAGCTTCAGAAGGACTGTCAACTTTACTTAAATCATAAGGAAGGTTTAATAAGTTTACTAAAAATGAAATCAATTCAACTTCACCTCTTTTAGCGACTTTTACACCATCTGCATTATACCAAGACATATTATCTGGTACAATTTTACTTTTAATTGCATCCTCATCTAACCATGTATCTTTACCAAAAGCATTAATTACTTTATACTTTCCAGTTTGAGATTTGTGATGAGTATTAGCAATATAAAATTGAATTTTAGTTGTCACTGTGTTTTCTTCATTAGCTAGATAAAAATCTAATCTAATTTGAGGAACTTCTCGTTCACCATCAGAATCAGATACTTTTGTTGTACCAATATATTCTGGGTCAAACGTGATCTCACGACCATAAATAACTTCTAACTCAGCTTTCGTTGGGTTAACAGCTACTACTTTAAAATTTTCAGTACCAGTGTACAATTGTCTTTGTACTCCTTCACCTACTTCAACTTGTTTACCAAATCCACTCATAATTGTTTTTATATTGTTTTAATTGAGGCTACTTAAGGTGTAGCCTCTTAACCTATTTCTTTAGTTAATTAGGATTACATCCATTCGTTGTCAACAGAAGCCACTAAAACATCCTCTGTTGAGGTTTTACTTTTAGTCTCTTCTACCTCTTCTATAGCAGGAGCTTCATCTGTATCAAGAACAGGATTAGCTTCCTCTGCTCTTGCAACTTCAGCTTGAACTGAATTTTGTAATTCAGCACCTGAAAGTTCTCCTGAATTAGTTTCTATAACAGAAACATCTGCTAATTCATCAGAAGTTACAGGAACTGGCTCTTTAATAGCACTAACTGTATCTAAACTAAAAGCTTCTAATTCTTTAGCTGGAAATGGATTTAATTCAAATTCAACATTAGATGAATCATCTAAATCTAAGAAAGTGAAAATTTCATTACAAGCATGAGAAGAAGTAATAGCTTTACCTTTTTCAGAAGAATCTTCCCCGTAAGATACTTTATTCTTAGAAGATCTGTAAGTTACATCAACTTCTGAGTCTATTGTACTAGCATTAGCTATTAATACTTGATTAGGAACATTTTCTCCCATTTCAACAGAAGCAAATACAAACTCTTGAGTCTCTCCTACTGTTGCTCCAAGTAATTCTGCAGCTTTAGTATTCATTAAGATTCTTCTAGATTTCTTAGCTCCTTTTTGTCCTTCAACAGTTATTACCGCTTGATTTGGATATTTTTCAGAAGCTGTTTCTACTGCTTTTTGACCTAATTTTTTTGTTCCAAAAATGATTGTTGCATTCATAATTAATTATGCGTATTTAAAATTAAAATTATTTGTTTTATTGTTTTTTTACTAACCTTCTTCGTATTCACGAACAGCTTCAAGAACAGCTTTCATGTCATTAGGTATAATATCACCTGCAAACATTCCGTCTGGGCTTTTAGCCATATTAGTTGTGTTATTTTGAGTCATAAACCCATAAGTAATGTCATTACCTTTCTTTTCAACTATTGTCTCAAGAATAATAGCAAACATACCTTCAGGCTTAACTACATCTTGTACTAACTTACCACCTGGTACGCCAAATACAGTTCTGTCAACTCCATTAAATTGCTTAACTTCTGTATGAGCCATAACTATTACAGTTAAATCATCTCTAAGTCCATCAATAGATTTTAATGTCTTGTAAACATTATCACCCATCTCTGTAAACTTCGCGTAACCTACTGTTTTAGCCTTTTCCATGAACTCACCAATCATCGCGTATGTAATTGTATCAATAATGATAGTTTTTACATCAGTTCTTTTGTTGCTCACAAAAGTCATAGCAGCTTTAATCTTATCCCAATTAGTAGTTTTCAGATAATTACATGTATTAGGATCGAAAATACCCTGCTCATTCTTCATAATGTAATTCTTCTTCCAACCTCTGAACGGTGGAGCTTTTTCATCAGGGCAAATGATGAAAGTTTCTTTTGGATCTAAATCTCTTAAAGAATAAGTCTTTCCTGTTCCACTGTACCCTGTCACTAAAATTTTACTTGCCATTTATTGTTTTTGTTTTAATTGATTCTATACTTTTTTGATACGCTACTTGCAATAAGTCTTTAGATAGTAAAAAAGCTATTTCTCTGTGAGTAAAAGACTCTTCAATTCTCTTTGTAACTGTTGCAACTGGATTCTCATGTTCTGAGTCAACAACTAAATTTTCGAATAACTTAATATGCCTAGCTTGGAATCCTTCGATATCATCAATTCCACAAGCATGCATATCATTATCAAAATTCTTTGTATCATAATCCTTATGCGTTGGCAAATCTACTTTATCTGCTTCTTTTCTTTTAAAAAAATCACTCATAATTTTCGTCTAAAATTCTTTTAACTTCTATTAACTTTTTCCTGTTACCAAATTTAGTGATTTCTGGTGTAACTACCAAATTTATAGCAGTTAATTTAACTGCATTTTCTTTGATAAGACCTTGAATTTTAGAGTTTTCACCTAGTAATTCTTCAATCTCTTTAGTTTTATTTTCACTAACCTGTTCAACAGATTTTAAAGATTTCTGAGTCAATTTTAATTCATCTTTAGCTTCTCTTGTTTCTTTTTCCAAAATAGGATTAAGAGACAATGCTTCTCTTGATTTTTTACTCAACTCATCTAAAGCTTCATTTTTCATTTCTAAAGCAACATCATCAAGACCTTTACGTGTAATTTGCTCAGGCTCATCAGATGTTACAATTTGATCTTCTTGATAAAATAAACCATGAAGTTCCTCTGGCCTTAAGTCATATTGACGACTAATATGTTCAATTAAATTGTCCATATCTCTTGTTATATATCTTAACACTTCTCTCTCGCCATATGCACGCGTTCCAAACATATCAGTATCATTTAGAAAATTACCATGATACTTTTCATTTTCATGTGCACTTTTTTGTCCTTCAGAAATAACTCTTCTTACAATTTGATTTATTCTAACATTTAAAGTCCTTCTAATATCCTCAGCAGGCATACGCGTTTTTAATGTAGTTGCAACAGTCTTTCTTCTTACAATAGTTACTATTTTTTCATTTGACTTCAACGCTTCGATCCTCTCTCTGGTAGCTTTTTCTAACTTATCACTAAGTTCTTTCTCTCTTTTAAGAGATTCTTTAAGCAATTTAGCTTTCTCCTCCATGAGTTTCATTTCGGAAATATCCATTGTTACTTTTGCCATTCTTTTTTATCTAAAATATTATAAATTTCTAACCAACTGGGCAATCCAGTTAGGCACTTGTCATCAATATAGACATCAGCAGAAATCTTTCGACAATCTGCACTGAATTTACTGATTAAGTGAGGGAAATTATTGTTGAGATAATGGTAAGGAATTTTGTGATGTTCTAACCAATGTATAGCATCAGCTAAAGCTAATCCTTCACGACAGGTATTTATCACTATTCCAAATCCATCATTAACTAATTTCCGTATAACTACACCAGCATCTTTTCTTTCTTCCCCAAGCTCAGGATAATGAGTCATACATATAGTAAGGTCAAAATCTATCGCTAAGATTCCTTTAAATGGTAGATTATACTCTCTTATCTGGCTCATGAATAATGATTTATATAATAGGATATTAATCCTATACATGTTACAAAAGCAATAAAGGCACCTGTAATTATAAAGAATAGCACCATTCCTCTTTTTGAACTTGATTTATTACTCATCTATGTATAAAATTTAACGATATTGCAGTGTTCAATTAGCTCTTTAGCATCTTCCTCTGTGATTACTGAACCCGAAAGCTCCTCAATCATTTTAGGTTCAACATCTGTCATAACTTCTGACTCGTGACAATCCATATCAGATAAACTATATTTATCTATCATCTCATGAATCTTCTCTATATCAGTAGTGTGAATACTAACGTATCCAACCATTTCTTTATGCATCGTATTGTTTGTTAAAATTTTCATCTTTATACCTATTATCCAGATCTTTTCTGAATAAGAACATATAAGATAAGAACATAGCATTACACAAGATGTGTCCTACGTGACTTATCTTACTTTCTTCGTCATTATCTGCACCTTCAATAAATGCATTCAAATGTCTCTGAAGGCTCTCGCATACTTCTGTGTATTTGAGTCCTTTCTTCCAATTGTGGTC